GATTAAAAAGGCTGTTGAAAAGTTAAATGCTAAAAATGATGCAAAAGCAAAGGCAGATTTTCTTAAGCAAATGAAAGATATGGTAGATGAAAGTGTTAAGGAAGAATCTATTGAAGAAGCCAAGGCCCCGAAAGCAAAGGGTTTAAATATTTACGGTTCAGAAATTAGTGGTTTAAAAAATAAAAAAGGTAGACCACATACTGTAAAGCCAATAGCAGATAAAGGTAAACTTGCATTTAGGGTAACAGATGAATTCGGTTCATTTAAAACTGTTGATTTAAAAACATTCGCAAAAGAGTTTGGGTAATGAAATCCTTTAAAGATATAAGAACAAAAAATGTCGAAGAGTCTTCAGCCGCATGGGCGAAGTCACTAGAAACTATTGCAAAGAAAAAGCAACTAGACAAAATATCAGATAAAGATAAAAAGACTCTAATGAAGATTGCTGCTATGATGGCTAAAGAACAAGTTGATGAAGCTTTAGTTGCATCTAATGCAAGTATTGTGGGTGCAATTATGAATAAGCTTCAAGATTATTTTACTAAAGGCTTACATGATGATGACGAGAAAAAACTTGCTCAATTAAACCAAACGGGTCGACTAGTAAATATGGGAGTCACTAGAAAGAAACAAGCTAAGGGCAGAGCATTTCTGTATAAATTGAAAAAATGAAGTTTAAAGAACATTTTAATATAATGGAAGGTGTAAACGATCCTTCAATATTTAAAGCAGTATTCTTAGCAGGCGGGCCAGGATCTGGCAAATCGTTTGTAGTTGGTAAAACTGCATTGAAGGCTTTAGGCTTTAGATTAATTAATTCGGATGATGCGTTTGAAAAAGGATTAAAGAGAGCAGGCCTGACATTGGACCCAGATGATATTGCATCAGCTCAAGGACAAGCAGTAAGAGCTAGTGCTAAGGCACTTACTGGTAAAATAATGGTTAGGGCTTTAGAGGGAAGGAATGGTATTGTAGTAGATGGTACAGGTAAGGACTATGCTAAAATTAAAAAGCAAGTTGATCTAGTTAGAGAATTAGGTTATGCAGTACACATGATATTTGTTAATACAGATTTAGAAACTGCAATAGATAGAAATAATGATCGGCCTCGGAAATTGCCAGACAAGATGGTAGAAAAAATGTGGAAAGATGTACAAAAGAATATTGGTAAATTTCAAGGACTTTTTAGAAACCGTATGATTGTTTTAGATAATTCTAAAGGTTCTGACATAGAAACTTCAACATTAGAAGCTTATAAAGATATAAAAACTTGGGCAGCTAAGCCGCCTGAAAATTCCATTGCAATTAAATGGATAAAGGGACAGAAAAGTGGAAAATAAAGAACGAGATAAGATAGTAAGATCATTTAATGCTAAATGGAAATACAGAAAAGATAAAGAGCAATACGGCATGGCTGATGCTTGGAAGATAATCTATTCTGAAAATGCGGAAGGTAAACTAGTAGGTGATTGTGAAGACTATTCTCTTTCTATTCTCTATAGATTATGTGGTGAAAGTCATCTTAAAATGTGGTGGATGCTAATTACACATCAAGCAGGCATTTGTTTAGTTGGACCAAGTAAGTGGAAAGTATCACACGCTGTATTAAGATATAAAGGTGAATGGGTAGATAACTGGACTAAGAAGTTTGGTCCTAAATCTGCTATAGAAAAGAATCATACTTTCCATATCTTTTACGGATATGGTTGGGCATATTTTACTGCTCTTAAAATGGTAATGAGTAAGGTAGTAAGAACTATGAAGGGATTATAATGCATAGTTTTTTAGAACATATACAAGATAGATTTGGATTATATGAAGGTTCATATGTCCCATTAGAGCAACCTATGATTGAAATCGACGAGGAGAAACAACCCGAGTTGAATAAACCAAAACGCTCTAGTGGTAAAAAGAAATATGTTGTATATGTTAAAAATCCCAAAACAGGGAATGTTAAAAAGATAGAATTTGGCGATGTAAAAGGTGGATTAACATCTAAAATTAACGACAAGGGGGCAGCTGCTAGTTTTGCTGCTAGACATAATTGTGATACTAAGACAGATAAACTATCGCCAGGCTATTGGGCCTGCAGACTGCCTAAGTATGCTAAAGATTTGGGGTTAAAGGGCGGTGGAAATTATTTTTGGTAAAAAGCCATATTGGGAAGATGCCGAAATTAGGACATTTGACCCAACTACAGAAGATGCAGAATATGTATGGCATCGGGACGTGGAAGACCGTGAGGTCGAAATATTAGAAGGCGAAGGTTGGCAATTTCAATTACAGAATTGTCTACCTTGGTTATTAAAAACAGGCATGATATTTGATATTAATAAACTAGAATATCATAGATTAATCAAAGGTGTAACACCATTAAAGTGCAGGGTATATAAGCATGTCAACAGTCAGTGAACAAAGAGCTGAACAGGCCGCGCGATTAGATAGAATTGAGCAGAAGATTGACCAAATGTCTACTGCTATTATTTCTTTGGCTAGGGCAGAAGAAAAGATTGCCACTATGGCAGAATTTGGTAAACAACAAGGGCAACAAATATTAACTCTTATAAATAGAGTTGATAGGTTAGAAATACTTGTGCGTGAGAATGCACAAACTGTAAATGTAATTAATAAACTATTCTGGATAGTCATTGCAGGTGCTGCAACAGCTATTACAGGAATGCTTTTCATTCAATAGGAGACGAAAATGAAAATTAATGATAAAGATACCTTAAGCATTGCTGCAGCCGTTAGCGATGTACTCGAAGGTAAAATAAAAAAAGAGAGTGAGGTACAATATCCTCATAAAATGTATGATCCAAAAACTGGTGATGAAGTATCAGTCAAGGATGAAGCAGAACACGAGAAATACAACAAGATGGGTTGGGTTCATGATAAACCTAAACTTGAAGTTGCTGAGCCAGAAGCTGAGAAAGAAAAAGAGTTTAAGGCCAAGCATGTTGTAAAGAAATCTGGTATGAAAGATGATGGTACTAATGTTAAAGAATCTAAGCATGAGCCAGAAGAAGAAGAGCAAGAAGATGAAGTTGAAGAAGCTTCAGAGAAGCAAAAGAAATATCAAGCTTTCTTTCAAAAAGCTCTTAAAAAGTTTGGTGCTAAATCACCTGCAGAACTTGATAAAGAAAAAAGAAAAGAGTTCTTTAACTATGTAGATAAAAACTACGAAGGCGAAAACGAGGCAGACTAATAAACAAATAGTTATTACCTTAGAAGGGTTATATATAATATATGATGAAAATATTTGAAGAGTTGACGCATAGAAACTTTAAACTTTATGCAGCACAAAATTATAATAATCCTGAAGCCATTGATGTAGATGAGTTTAAGGAAGACGTAAGTAGATTTAAATATATTAAACGCTTACTAAGTCGCTATGAAGCACATGGAGACTTACAAGAGAGATTAATATTAAATCACTTAATTGTATTATATAATGTCTTTGGTATAGATTGTGCAAATAAAATGTTGTGGTTTAAAATAGAAGAACAACACTGGACTTATATTAAACCATTTCTAGTGTTTTTAAACTATTTACCAATAGATGAAAAAGTAGAGGTTCCACTAGATCCGGAAATAATAGAGAGGTTAAGAAAACTATAATGGGCTTAATATCAAGAACTGGTGATTTATTCTATGCCTTTAGGTTTCTTAGAACTCTAACCAAGCAGTGGGATCAAATGGAAGCCTTTGAATTAGGCATCATTGATGAAAATGGCAAGGTATTAAAGAAGGCAAAGGAACTGACTACGCCTGAAGAGAAATCTGCATATACAGTATTTCATAGACTTGTTTTTAATATTAAAAGATTGCTGAATAAATTACCATTTGGCAAATCTAAACTAGCCTCTTATGCAGCTGCACTGTTTCTAATTAAAGAAAACACAGGGTTAACTGAAGAGGAAATTAAAAAGGTAATGTCAGAAGTGTTAGACAATATGGAAGATATTGAAGAAGCTACTTGGTTCCAAGAAGATAGTAGATTAAAGCCAGGTAAGTATAAACTAACAGAAGAAGTGGTATCACCAACAACAGGAGAAGTTGTTGCATACCCTAAAGATATTATCGAAGTAACAGATTTTATAGAACCTGTAGACAGGTTGTTTAGCCAAAATATATATGAAGTAACTCATATTAAAACTGGTTTAAAATTGTATATTACAAATGGAGAAATCAAAAGATGAAAAAATTTAAGGAAGTATGGGAAACAGCGGCCAATGCTACTGGTGCAAGTGTTTCTATGCCTTCAGATGTATCTCATGCTAAAAAGAAAAAGAAAGATATCTATGATGGTAGAACAAAAGCAGGTAGAAAGTTCGTAGAAAGAATTTTGGCCAGAAGAAAAGCAGCAGAAGCTAAAAAGGTAAGTGAATTTAAAAAAGGTTAAATTATGTCTAAAATATTGATTGGAATAATTGTTGTTATGGGTTTAGGAGGATATTTCCTCTATAATAAAAATTTAGAATTAGTTCAACTAAACAAGGCATATGAAGTAAGAGATGCCGAACAAAGGGCAACAATCGTTGCCATACAAAAAAACATGGAAACTACTCAAAAAGCATTGACTGGTCTCCAAGTTAAAAATCAACAATACGAAGAAGAAATGGCTGAATATTTAGATATATTCAGGCGCCATAATCTAGCAAAACTAGCAAGTGCCAAGCCAGGCCTAATTGAACCAAGTGTTAATAAGAGAACTAAGGAGGTATTTGATGAAATTGAAGATATTAGCAATCGCATTTCTAGCCTTAATAATTAGTGGTTGTTCTCTATTAGGTCCTAAAGAAGTTGAAATCATAACAAAGCCCGTTAAGATAGATATTGTCCAACCTGTTCTTCCTAGAAGTATTAATTTAAAAGAACCTAAATGGTATGTGGTTTCAGATGCTAAAGTAATTGAAAATTGTCTAAAGAATGAAGAAGGCAAATCAGATTGTAAATTAGGTAGGGAAGATAAGTATCCAGAAGGATACACGCACATGGATAAATTCTTAGATGCCATGCGCAAACAGCACGGAGGCGATGTCGTTTTTGTTGCAATGACGGTTGAGGATTATGAGCTTATGGCTTATAATACTCAGGAAATTAAAAGATATATAAGTCAACTAGGCGAAGTAATTGTATACTATCGTAATGTAACTATAGGTGATAAAGATGCTGGAGCAGTTGAAATTAAGGTGGAGGAAAATGAGTAAAATAAAAGAATTAGGTAAGTGGGATAGAGCATTAATTGCTGCAAAATTATCTGCCCTTGCATATAAAAATGAAAAACAAGTTGTCGATGGGGCTAAAAAATTAGGATTCCCATGGGCAAAATTAATTAGCAGAGATGGTGCAGAGGTATTAGTCGCAAAAGATAGAAATGATATGTGGTTTGCATTTAGGGGTACAGAACCTTCTAAACTAAATGATGTAATGGCTGACTTAAATGTTATTAAAAATTCGGCCACAGCAGGTGGTAAAGTTCACAGTGGATTCCAAAAAGAAGTCAATGATTTATGGCTTGATATTGTGGCTGAATTAGAGCATAATGATCAATTGAAAGTAAGAAAAGATGTATATTTTACTGGACACAGCTTAGGTGCCGCGATGGCAACCATTGCTTCTACTAGATACCCACAGGCTCAAGAATTATTTACATTCGGTTCACCAAGAGTAGGTGGCAAACACTTTATTAAAAATATCACTGTACCACATACAAGATTTATGAATAACAATGATATTGTATGTAGAATTCCTCCAGCTTGGCTAGGCTTTAGACATCATGGAAAAATGGTATATTTTGATAGAAATGGTGATTCACAACCTAAACCTACATGGTCAGATTTATTTTATGGTATTTTAAATTCATGGAAGAGATTTAAGTTTTTCGATGGGATTGTTGATCACGGCATTCCCAATTATATAAGAGCTATTAATAGACTAAAGAAAAGGAGTAAGTAATATGCATTGGTTAATAGTATTATCACTTAAATCTATTCTATCTAGTATTATTGGTTCCTCTTTTTATCAGTGGTTTCAAGGCACAACAATAGGTATTTGGTTCCAAAAACAAGTGGATAAGTTCATGGCTTACTTTGCAGAAAGATGGTCACTAGAACTAATGAAGAAAGATGCTAAATTCAGAAAGCAATACCCTCTACAAGCAGACAGATTAGATGCTTTAGAAGAAGATATGGAAACTCTAGTTGAAATATTTGCAAAAGATATAGCAAAACATAAAAAATAATTAAAAAATGTGTTTACAATCCATGTGGGTTGTGATATAATATACATATTATACAATGAATGGAATTAATACAATGTCAATAAAGGTTACTAAGCGTGACGGCACGCTGCAAGAGTTTGATTTAGAGAAAGTACATAAGGTACTAGAATGGGCCGTCGCAGATATTGCCGGTGTCTCTATGTCGGAGATAGAATTAAAAGCTAATATACAATTATACGATAAGATTCCTGCATACGATATTCACGAATTATTAATCAAATCAGCTGCAGAACTCATATCAGATCACACACCAAATTATCAATTTGTTGCCGCTAGGTTAATTTCTTATAAACTGAGAAAAGAAGTTTATGGGGATTATACACCATGGCATCTAAAAGATCTTATTATTCAGAATGTAGACCGAGGAGTTTATGATGGCGGCATCATGAAAGCTTATGTACCTGAAGAAATTAATGATTTAAATGATTATATTAAACACGAACGCGATGATACCTTTACATTTGCAGGAATGGAACAATTTAGAGGCAAATATTTAGTTCAAGAAAGAGCAACTAAAACACATTATGAAACACCACAGATGTTATACATGATGGTTTCTGCTACACTGTTTCAGAATTACCCAAAAGAAACTCGATTAAAATATGTTAAGGATTATTATGATGCAATTTCTCAGTTCTACATTTCGTTACCTACTCCGATTATGGCAGGCGTTCGTACACCAACGCGTCAGTTTTCGAGTTGTGTGCTTATTGAATCTGGTGATTCTCTTGACAGTATTAACTCTACTGCCACCTCAATAGTAAAATATATCAGTAAAAAGGCTGGTATCGGTATTGGGGCTGGTGCTATTAGAGCCGATGGTGCAAGAGTAGGTGATGGTTCAATTGTTCACACAGGCCTTATTCCATTCTTAAAGTATTTTCAAGCCGCTGTTAAATCATGTTCACAAGGTGGTGTTCGTGGTGGTGCTGCTACTGTATATCTACCAATCTGGCACTATGAGTTTGAAGACTTAGTTGTATTAAAAAATAATAAAGGTACTGAAGAGAATCGTGTAAGACATATGGATTATGCGTTCCAATTAAATAAAACAATGTATGAAAGGCTATTATCTGGCGGAGATATTACATTCTTTGATCCAAGTGATGTGCCAGGTCTATATGAATCATTCTTTGATGACCAAGAAAAATTCAAAGAGCTATATGAAAAATATGAAAAAGCACGTAATATTAGAAAGAAAACATTACCCGCTTTAGATGTATTTCAAATGCTATTAACAGAAAGAAAAGATACTGGTAGGATTTATGTGATGAATGTTGACCATGCAAATGAACATGGCTCATTTAATCCAAAAGAAGCACCTATTCGTATGAGTAACCTATGTTGTGAAATAGACTTACCCACTAAACCACTTAATTCAGCTGATGATACCGAAGGGGAAATATCATTATGTACTCTTTCTGCAATCAATTGGGGTTTAATTAATGAGCCCTCAGAATTTAAAAGATATTGCAATTTATCTGTCCGTGCTCTCGATGAGCTGCTTGATTATCAGTCTTATCCTGTACCTGCGGCAGAGCATGGGACTATGAATCGTAGACCCCTTGGTATAGGAATTATCAACCTAGCATATTTCTTAGCCAAGAGAGGACTTAAATATGATGAATCTGCATTCGAAGTTGTCGATGAATATGCAGAAGCATGGTCATATTATTTAATTAAAGCCTCTGCTGAACTGGCAAAAGAAAAGGGTAAAATACCTTTAAATAATGAAACAAAATACGCCAGTGGAGTACTACCAATTGATACATATAAGAGTGCGATAGATAATTTAATAGAGCATAGAGAAAGGAAAAAGTGGAACGAGCTGAGAACTCAACTCAAAGACACTGGAATCCGTAATTCTACTCTCATGGCATTAATGCCGGCAGAAACATCCGCACAAATTTCTAATAGCACGAATGGTATTGAACCACCTCGTGCCTTGGTATCCTATAAACAAAGCAAGGACGGGGTTCTTGCACAAGTTGTTCCAGGCTACCACCACTTGAAAAACAAGTATGACTTGTTATGGGACCAAGAAAGCCCTGATGGTTATTTAAAAATTTGTGCAATCTTACAGAAATATATTGATCAAGGCATTTCTGTAAACACATCATATAACCCAGAGAAGTTTGAGGACAATAAAATACCTATGTCCGTAATGCTTTCTGACTTGGTTACTGCTTATAAATATGGTTTGAAGCAACTATACTACTTTAATACATATGATGGTTCTGGAGAAATTAAAGAAGAATTACCAGAACTTGATCAAACAGAGTACGATGAAGAAGATTGCGAGAGTTGTAAAATTTGACAAAAAAGAAAGAAAGAATACCACTAAAGGGTGGTTCAGAATGGGATGCTTTAACAAGTGCTAGAAAGTATTATTGCTATTTAACTAGAGCTGGTGTTGCAAAGAGCATTAAAAAGAAATATAATAAAAGATTTAGACAAAAAGGAAAAGTGAATGGCAGTATTGAAGAAGAATAAAAAATCTCATTTAACTAAAAATTTATTCTTAGATGAATCTGTAGATATTCAGAGATTTGATGAAGTAAAATACCCACAAATTGAAAAAATCACAGAAAAGCAATTAGGATTCTTTTGGAGGCCCGAAGAGGTAGATATTTCAAAAGATAAAAAGGACTTTAACGGACTAACAGATCATGAAAAGCATATTTTCACTTCTAATCTCAAGAGGCAAATACTACTGGACTCGGTTCAGGGTAGAGCTCCCAATTTGGCATTCTTACCTATTGCAAGTTTACCAGAGCTTGAAAACTGGATCGAAACTTGGAGTTTCTTCGAGACTATTCATAGCAGATCTTATACTCATATTATTAGGAATGTTTACGCTGACCCTTCTATTGTATTTGATGGTATGCTAGATGTAAAAGAAATTCTAGATTGTGGTAATGATATTGCAAAGTATTATGATGATTTAATTGATTGTAATAATAGTGCTACTAATAGAATGGACCATAAAACATCACTATATATGTGCATGATGAGCGCAAATGCTCTAGAAGGTATTCGGTTTTATGTATCATTTGCCTGTAGTTGGGCATTTGCTGAACTAAAGAAAATGGAAGGTAATGCAAAAATTATTAAATTTATTGCTCGTGATGAAAATACACACCTTGCTGGTACTACTACCATTATCAAGAAAATGCTTCAGGAAGATAATGACTTTGTAAAAATTGCAAAGAAAATGGAACCTGAAGTAATTAAACTATTCACTAATGTTATTGAACAAGAAAAAGAATGGGCCAGATACTTATTTAAAGATGGCTCTATGATTGGACTCAATCAGGCAATCTTGGAAGAATATATTGAGTGGATTGGTTGCAAAAGAATGAGAGCATTAGGTCTTCATTGCCCCTATACAGTTCCTCAAGCAAACCCATTACCCTGGACACAAAAGTGGATAGGGGGTGGTGATGTACAAGTCGCTCCACAAGAAACTGAAATCACATCTTATGTTACAGGTGGAGTAAAGAAAGATGTTGACGCATCTACATTATCAGGTTTATCATTATGATATATACACCATGGTTTACAAAACCTGAAAAAATATTACAAGTGGTTAATCTATCACCCAATGAAAGTATAGTAGAAAAATTAACAGAAATGCATCCAATGAGGCAGGTATTCTGGGCCAGTATTATACAGTTAGCTGTATTCGGGTTTATGTTACTGTCATTTTGGGTAATTAATGGAGTAGTAAATTGATAGCAGAAATATATGGAAAAGAACAATGCCCTTTTTGTGACATGGCCAAAGTTTTGTGTACACAGAAAGAGATCCAATTTGAATATAAACAATTGGGCAAAGATTTTACAAGAGAAGAAATGATAGAAAAATTCCCAACAGCAAGAACATTTCCCCAAATTATTTTAAATGGAGAAAAAATCGGCGGTTACGAGCAGTTAAAACAACAAGTAAGTTAGGAGATTAAATGTTCACTTATCAGCTAGAATGCGAAAGTTGTTTTTTGTCTTGTGAGATTATTTTTGAGGGTGATATACCAGAAATAATACATTGCCCACATTGTGGCGAACCACAAGAATCCGATGAAAGATTCGGCGAACTAGATTTTGATGAATAAATAAGAGTATGACATGGCGATATCAAGGCAGAGAATACGACTTGCCAGAAGGGCAAGATCCCAAAGAACTATATGGTTTTGTTTATCTGATAACGAACCGAGCTACGGGTCAGAAGTACGTGGGGAAGAAGTTCTTTTGGTCCAAGAAAACACTACCAATAACCAAGACTCGCAAGAGAAGAAAAAGACTTCTAGTTGAAAGTGACTGGAAGAATTACTATGGGTCAAATAAACATTTGGTAGAAGATGTAGAGAAAATGGGCGAAGAGATGTTCCATAGAGACATATTACATTTGTGTAAAACACGCGGAGAATGTGCTTATATGGAAGCTAAAGAACAGTTTGATCGAGGGGTGTTATTAACCGATGATTATTATAACGGTATTATACAGATTAAACTCGGTGGAAACGCAATAAAAAATTTAAAATAGGGGTTTACAAATGCCTAAAAGTGTGTTATAATATACCTATTATGGGAAAATTAATAGACTTTGCAACTGGGAAAGAGATCGAAAGGCCTCTTGATCAAGATGAACTACTAAATGACTTACTAGATGGTTGTATACAAACCGCTCAACATCTTGTAGCTTGTATTGAAGAAGAAATAACTGCTTTATCCTCTGAGGAAGATATTGGTTGGTTACAGGGATTTAATATGAGAAAGGAACAATATGGTGAAGCTAGAGATATGCACGTAATAGTAAATTTAATACATGCAACATTTGTGAGGTTTCTTGGTTTAGAACATGAATTACAGAAAGATATGGATAATATCTATGTCAAATTGAAAACACTTGAGGCCAGAAAAAAGATGGATACAGATAATGATATTACTTGATTACAGTCAAATTGCACTTAGCAATATTTTTATTCAGAAACTGAATGAAGAAAACATGATTAGGCATATGATACTTAACAGCATTCGTATGTACAATAAACGATACAGAGACGAATATGGCCAGATGGTTATATGTGTCGATAGTGGAAACAGCTGGCGTAAAGAATTATATCCCCATTATAAAGCCAATCGTAAGAAAAACAGAGACAATAATAGTGATCAAGATTGGCCAGAGATTTTCCGAATCTTAACAATGGTTCGAGAAGAAATTCAGCAAAACCTACCTTATAAAGTTATTCAAATTGATACCTGTGAAGCAGATGATATTATTGCTACACTTGCATTGCAAACACAAGAGTTCGGACAACACGAACCAGTAATGATTGTATCTTCTGATAAAGACTTTATTCAACTGCAGAGATATAAAAATGTTAAACAATTTTCTCCAATTCAAAAGAAAATGGTTACGGACAAGAACCCACTTACATATATGTGGAATCATATTATGCGTGGCGATGCTGGAGACGGCGTCCCGAATATATTATCCGCAGATGATACATTTGTCACAGACGCAAAACAGACACCGCTCAGGCAGACCAGAATTGATGAATGGATTACCAACTCTGATAATTTGAGAGAAGTAATGCCACAAGAGATTTTTAGAAATTACCAAAGGAATAAAAAGTTAATTGATTTGACTGAAGTTCCTGAGGAACTAAAAAGCCAAATCCTAACAACTTATGAAGAACAGAAAGTTCCAATGAAGATGAAGGTTTTGAATTATTTAATTAAAAAAAGATGCAATCATTTGATTGATGTAACAGAGGAATTTTACAATGGATAAACCAGTAATAAAAGTATTAAGAGAGACATCTAGGCTCAAAACTAGAGAAGAAAGAATTGCCAACTTGCAGAAGCATGAAAGTGGCTTATTAAAAGATATCATCAGAATGAATTTTGATGATGCAGTAGTGTGTATTTTACCAGAAGGCCTACCAGATGTAGAGCTAGATAAGAAAGGTAAAACCACACTTGAAGAACACTATGATGATTTTAGATATTTTTTCAAAACTCAATGGTCAGACCAAATCAAAAATTTTGAAAGACAAAACAAATTTCTTCAGCTATTGCAGAGTGTATCTGCAGGTGAAGCTGAAATGCTATGTAAAGCGAAAGATAAGAAAATGAAATACGTAGGCATCACCAAACCACTATGCCAGGATGCATTTCCCGGTTTAATAGTGAAGTAGGATATATTATGATAGTAATAAAGCTCATAACTAACATAAGGAACGCATTTATGAATTGTCAAGAAATTGAACGCTTAAAAAGAGATCGTAATGAGACTGTGAACTATCGTAGAAAACTATTGAAGAAGGGCAAAGAAGTCCTTGCCTATAAAATGCAAAAGAAGGTAGATTATATTACCGAAACAATTAAATTTATGCAGGCCGCTGGAGGTTAATTAAATTAGTAAGCCCCTAGTTTTTTTAAAATTAGGGGTTTACAACTCTTGCTTTATGTGATATAATACATATTATGAATATATTTGTACTAGACAATGATCCAATAATCGCAGCACAGCTGCAGTGCGACAAACACGTAGTTAAAATGATTGTCGAGTCTGCCCAGATGCTATCAACTGTTCACCGAATGCTAGACGGTACAGAACTAAGAAAGCCCTCCAAATCTGGCAAGACACAGGTTAAATATTACCAATTGTCTGACAATAGAGAGGATATATTATATAAGGCAGTGCACTTTAATCACCCATGCACAGTATGGTCAAGAGAAAGTTGCTGCAATTATTCTTGGCACTATGATCATTTTATTGCACTCTGCGACGAGTATAAATATAGGTATGGTAAGACACATTCAACTGATACAAAATTGAGAAAGATACTAAAAACACTTCCAACCAATATCAATCGAAATGGTGGTATGACTCCATTTAAACTAGCAATGAAATCTAATCCCGAATGCGTTGTTCATGGATTGGGTGGAACAGATGCAGTAAAATCATACCAAAAGTTTTACAAAACAAAGCAAGAAAGGTTCAGTATGGTCTGGACCAAACGTAACATACCGGAGTGGTTTATTAATGCTATATGATTTTGAAAATATAAAAACAGGTGAGGTTAAGGAATATTCCATGCGCCTTGCTGATTATGATGAATTTGTTAAAAATAATCCCCATCTAAAACGAGTAATGTTAAAAGCACCCCAGACTATTTCTGGAACTGGTAGTGTTGTTTCCAAGACCGATGACGGATGGAAAGAAGTTCAACAAAAAATAAAAGCGGGTTTACCCCCTAGCCTCAGAGACAATATCAGAGAAAAATAATGAGCCAACATAAACCAAGTAAACTAAGACTTGAACACTTAGTAAAACTAGAACCACTTACTGCTAATCAAGCAACAGCATTTGCTAAATACAAAGAAGGTTCAAACCTTGTATTAACAGGCTGTGCAGGCACCGGAAAAACTTTCATAGGTTCTTATTTGGCCCTAGAAGAGGTCATGGATAAGGACACACCATACGAAAAGCTAATTGTTGTTCGTAGTGCAGTTCCCACAAGAGATATGGGATTCTTGCCAGGGACTATGGAAGAAAAAGAAGATGCTTATACAGCACCTTATAAAGCAATCATTAATGATTTGTTTGAAGATAAAGGTGCATGGGATAAGTTAACTCAAAGTAAAAATATAGAGTTCTTAACAACTTCGTTTATACGAGGTTTAACCATTAAGAATGCTATTGTAATTATTGATGAAGCTCAAAATTGTAACTATCATGAGTTATGCTCAGTTATTACAAGATTGGGTGAAAATACAAAAATGATTGTATCAGGTGATTATTATCAATCTGATTTTAGACATAATAATGATAAAAACGGAATTGGTGAATTTTTAAAAATATTAGATGCAATGAAATACTTTGACCGAATTGATTTCGGTTGGGAAGATATTGTTCGCAGTGGGCTAGTTAGAGACTTCTTGATGACCAAGGAGTTAGTAGAAACAGGAAAACTATGATGAAAAAACTATGGAAAAGATTTCATAAAATTATGAAATCAGGAAGATTAAGTAAAGTATGCAATAAATTTGCAGGAGCAAAGAAATAAGATGTTTATACATGAACCAGTTGATTTAGGATACGAAGACCTAAAGTGTGAAACAAAACCCACAGGTAGGAAATATATTTCCCCTAATGGCAAAGAGTATCCAAGTATTACTACGGTTCTGTCTTTACTCTCTCGTGATTCTATTGCAGAATGGAGAAAAAGAGTCGGTGCGGAAGAGGCCAATCGAATAAGTAGAACGGCCTCTACCCGCGGCACAGCAGTACACAATCTGCTGGAAAAGTATGTGGATAATGATCCAGATTATGCCAAAGGTGTAATGCCACATATCCTACAATCATTTCTTGATGTTAAGGATGTTCTGGACACTAGACTAAATAAAGTCTATGCACAAGAAGCTCCACTATTTTCAGAACACTTAGGTCTGGCAGGGAGAGTGGATTGTGTTGGCGTATGGGATGGTAAAGATGCCATTGTGGATTATAAAACATCCCGTAAATTAAAAAAGAAGGAGTGGATTGACAGTTACTTTATGCAATGTTGTGCATATTCCATTATGTGGGAAGAAAGGACTGGTAAACCCATTACTCAATTGGTAGTATTAATTGCTGTAGATAATGAAGAACCTCAAGTTTTTATTGAACATAGAGACAACTGGACTGAAAAATTATGGAATGTGATTAATGATTATAGACGCGAAAAACTATTTGGGAGATAAAATATGTTATCAGTAGGAGAATTATTTCCTGTATGCTCACTGCAGGGAATTGATCAAAACAATGAATTTGTGAGTTTTAAAGTGGAAGAAAATTATCAGCCATTAAAGCATGATTGGTCCGTAGTGTATTACTACCCTAAGGACTTTACATTTATTTGTCCGACAGAAATTGCCGCTATGGATATGTTGGTAGATGAAGCAAATGTTGTCGGTATTAGCGGCGATAATGAGTTTTGTAAACTAGCTTGGAAGAAAGAGAATGAGTTAATAGGAAATATTAAACATACTCTTGCAGCTGATTGTGGATTAAAACTAGCATGGCAGTTAGGTGCTGTTAACCGTGATGAAGGTGTTGCTTATAGAGCGACATTTATCTTTGATAAAAACAGAGTTATTCAACATGCATCAATGAATGCGTTGGATACAGGCAGAAATGCAAAAGAAGTATTAAGGACTTTACAGGCACTCAAAGCTGGTGGTTTAACTGGTTGTGAGTGGAATCCAGGAGAGGATTTTGTAGCATGAACTATCTATTAAGGGCACTCTGCTTGAAACTTGAAGGTGAAATTGAAGTAGCCAAAGCTAATGTTATGGTATATCAAAGGGGTTCAGTTGGTATAGGTGAACACCCAGATATTGTTGAAGCAATTGAAACACAGATTAGTAAAATTGCTGAAGCAGAAGATAAGCTAGAAACAATTAAAAGACATTTTAAAAATTAATTTACAGAAACGTGTTGACAGCCCTTGTATTAAGTGTTATAATATACACATAAATAAGGGAAATTATGAATAAAGTAAAAGTAGAAATAGTCGGAAGACCAATTGTTAATGGTAAAGTCAGTGATTCAGCCATTTTAACTATACCTGTGCCGTCAAGTTTAACAGAACTTGCATTGTCACATGATACAGATGATTGGGATTCCATGTGTAAACAGTTACCAGATTTTGGATTTATGAATCCAATCGGAAAGGTATCAATTAGCCATTTATTAGTAGATGGTAAGGAAAGAGTGTTCCATTGATGAAAGATAATATAATTTTAGTAGACTGTGATGGTGTTTTATGTGATTGGGAATATTCATTTACACAATGGATGCACCATAAGGGCATTCCCACAGTTGATGAATCAGAATATAATGTTGCCAAGAGATTTAATCTTAATAAAGACCATAACTATGTAAAAGAATTTAATGATTCTGCAGCAATTGCTTTCTTACCACCTTTAAGAGATGCTGTATATTATATGAAAAGACTGAATATGTTGCATGGATTTAGATTCCACTGCATTACTTCACTCTCTACTAATAAATATGCACAAAGGTTAAGAACTCAAAACCTAGAGCTGTTATTTGGTAAAGAAATCTTTGATGAATATGTTTATCTACCATGTGGTGCTGATAAAGATGAAGCTCTCGCAGTATATAAAGATACTGGATGCTTTTGGATTGAAGATAAACCAGAAAATGCTAAGGTCGGTGCTGAATTAGGATTAAATTCAATTTTAGTAGCTCATGATCATAATGCACACGAAGTTAATGGTCCTATTCCAAGGTTTTGGAAATGGAAACAAATATATAAATATATTATTGGAGAGGAGTAATTATGCCAGTAAAATTTAAACCAGACCATATATCAATAGAAAGAGGTACTGGTAAAAAATCAATTCAAAGATTCTATATTAGAAATACGCCTAAAGAAGAACTCTTTGAAGCAATTAATAAAAGTAATACTACTGCTAAATTAAAACAAAAATGTATTAATGAATTAGTACGTAGGGGTATTTCAATTGATTGGGTAGATAAAGACTAATGACTAAATGGCACGGCGGTAAAGGTAGTAAACCCAGAAAGAATGCAAACCAGAAAAAGTTTGAAGATAACTGGGATGCTATCTTTAATAATAAAAATCAAAAGCATAAGCAACAAGATATGACCGAATTAAACGGCGACGGCAATCGCGATAGAGGTAGATATGGCGAAGACAACAGTACCGAAAACAAGATTCCATAAAATCTTGTTTGATCAAGATAGCCCTTTTAAGCGACATCAGGTTGTAGAAGATAAAAAAAAGAAAAATGATAGGAAAGAGGCTAGAAAGATTATAAATAAGACTATACAAGAGGAATAGTTTTATGTCAGATAATCTTTTAGACTTTGATTTTGGTTTCACCGCAGTAGATGAAAACGAATTAGAAGCAGTCCAGTCAGTTAAATCACAAGCATCAAGTGCATCAGAAACTGCACAAGAGCTTGAAAACAAGCTCAATAAGTTATATAATTCTATATTACCTCTTCTCAGTAATCTAAAGAAAAATCCAGAAAAAGAATACATTCTCTGGCCCAATAGGGTTGAAAAGATAGAACAATTCGAGGATTTAATCACGGAGATAATTAAATAATGGCTATTGTACCTTCTGGATATCCGCTTGGACTACAAAATGCTGGGACCGATATCACAGTTGTTGATGACCCACAATTGTTAAACAGAACAATAACATCTGGGTCTACAACAATGAATACTATGCAGGCCTGGACTGATATAGCTTACACACCCTTTGGGGGTTCAACATATTATACTACATATGTAAAAGATTTAACAGGGGGAAATCTGTATGGATATTCCCCAACATTTAATAGAACTGCTTGGACTTATGTATCACCAGGCGATGGTTCATCAGGTACTGTTGGCCCTTCAGGCCAACTTTCAATCCATGATGGAACTGGCCCGGCCGGTGGTTCAAGTGGTGCTTATTATAGCTCATCAACAACTTATAGTGGCAACGGCGTAATGGGTTCTCAACCTGCGTCATTATTTGGTGGAGGACCTTGGGGTCAGACACCAACAACCGCTGTCGGCATCTCAGGCCAATTCCATGAATCGTTTACTCAAACATTTTCCTATCAAGGTAGAACTCACAACGGATATGGAATTAATATCAGTAACAACACCACCTCAATAGGTAGTTTTGGTGGTTCAGGATATAGTAATCAGCATTGGACGGGTTCAAGTGGTATTAAATGGAATGTTCAGCAAGTTCTTTGGGGTAAGAATACTAAAAGCACTGGTAATTTTCCAAGTATGAATGGTCCATATAGTGGAAGTCACGAAACAGGATCAAATGCTGGTAACTTTGTATTTTTATTTATTACAAGATCTGATGGTAATACTGTAACGGACGCAGTTGCAAATGGATATACAGCCGAAGAAGTGTTTTCGCATATGAAAATCGGCACCGGCACTACTGTCTTTAAATCGTCCCATTCGGGAGTATCACACAGCTCAGGCTTGACTGGTATATCTACCTCTAGATCTGGTATCGCAGGGTATACAACAAATGCAGCTTTAGGATTTTATTATTTTTGGCAGGGGGTTTCTGATAGTGTTATTGATAACCTAGGTACTACAGGAAATGTATCCTTTACTATTTATGGTCCTAGAACAACTGTAACATATACTAATGGTATTGCAGAAGAGCACGGTGGAGATGATTCGAGTGATGTAAAAATTAGTGACTATATAAAAGGCGGAGAATATGTAGCTAGTGGTAATACTTCTTCTACCATACCTTCTAGTCTACTAGATGTATCATTTTCAAATTACCAATTAACTGAAGATGATGGTGTTCCCGCTGGTAGCACAGGAGTATTTGTTGATTCGGCAAGTAATGCTGACTATTATCCTTATAAAGGCGCTGGCGTATATGGCTCCTCTGTCGATTATGTATATTTAACAGGTTTGGTCGCTTCACCAGCCTATGGGGCCTTTGTTCCGAGCACAACAGCGGCCAGAACCTTTGCAATTGATGGTACTAATCAAATATTAACAGAAGCTTCCATCGCTTATGCCACACCGAACGGAACTAACTTTATAGCTAGGTTTACACCGGCATCGGGCAGTAGTAATGATCTTATGGCAACAGGTGATTGGAGTACAATAACCTTAACAAAGACTAATAATACTACTCATAATAGTAATACATTAACTCTAACCAGTTCCAGTGCGGGGTATGGATATTTTTCTGCAACCACATCACAGGCGACTGGTCAGATAATACCCACAGCAACTATAAGCTTCATGACAAATTCCCCCTCCTCTAACAATAATTACATTTATAATTGGATTACAGACAATGGTACTAAGACTAGTATACAAGATTTTACAATTACAATTTCATAGGAGACACAAATGATTTGGAATAGACAAGAAAACACAGTGATTGATATT